GTAATCGCCAACGGTTCTTTCTATCATCAGAATAGAAACAGCCTCGTTCGTAGCTGAGAAAGTTTCTCACGTGAAACCACCTGATGTTGAAGTGGGAAATCATCTAACCCAGCCTGTCGGCCGCATGGGGGCCAGCAGGAACGCTTGGAGGGACCAGCGATGAATCGACTTCGTGGTGTGTGAGTTGATCTAGATAGGCGTTGCGACAGCAGCATAAGTGCGCGCTGCTGAAGCCATCGCGGAAGATCCGGTTTTGGTCGTAGGTGGGGTCCCTTTGGGCCGTAGATGCCTGGATGTGACGATCGGGAATCGTTTCATGACCTCTTTTGGAGGCTCCACTACGGCGGGGACCACAGGTTGCTCTATCTTAGCAACCTCTTCGATCTTGGGTGTCAAGTCGGGTTTGGGTTTAGGTTTTTGAGCTTTAGCGCGCTCATCCTGCTTCAAGGCTTTACAAGCCTTGCACCACTTGGGCTGGTGAAAATTCTTGTCTTTCGAGATCCGATCCAGAAATTTCTGATCGAAGTCAAAGCTGGCAGCGCATTTCTGACACTTGAAGCCAACACGAGGTGCGGAAGCACTCGGACTCGGAGGAGGAGAACTTGTAGGAGAGGGGGCTACAACTGGGCTCTCAAGTACACGTGCAATGAGCTGTGCTCGAACGTCTTTGCACTCAGCTAATGTTGGGGCCGGGACAGCGGGAGGTGCGGACACCTCGTGGTATTTGTCATCATACACACATGTGACCTTTGGTTTGGGATCAGGAACTACGGCTAACGCGGGCATTTGAAGAAAGTCATCGAGTTTGAAACATCCCTGGAGGTGCATACGCCACCCATCCACGCGTTCTCGCTCAACAACTCCGTTCGCAACATCGTCCATCCACGGTCCATATTCATTAGGATACTGGTCCTCCTTTTCTTCGGAGGTCTTCGCCTGCCATCCTCTAATCCACTCATAAACCTTGTCGTTCTTCACGTAATTCGACTCTGTGGCAGCTGCAAGAACAGCACACACAAAGGATCCAAGATAAGGAGTGTTTCGATCTGATAAAGCATACGATCGTGATTTCTCAACCAATTTCTGAATAGGCGTTACACCATGGAGGTTGGCTGTAGC